TATAAGACTCATATTCTTGACCCTGCAAGAGATTCTGCTACAAAAGCTACAAGTGCAAGCGTTGGTCGGATACTGAATCCAAACTATGAAGGTGCTGCGAGTGAGGCTGCTGGAATTAAAAGAACTCTATCCCGAGATGTCACTGCACCTTTTGTTGCAACAACAGCAATTGGAGCAGGAGCGATATTCGGTGTAGGTGGAGCAATGGGAGCGACTTCATATGGAGCACCGGCTGGTCATCCTATGAATGCAATATTTAAAACAGGAGATTCTGCTATAACAGCTAAGGCTCAGATGGAAGCTGATGCTGCACAAAAAATAAAAATGCAAAGACCTACTATGCTTGGTTTGAATGATAGTGATGAGGCTTACTTTACCAATCCTGCTCTTAAACCACGAAGAGAAAGTAGACATACACCAGGCAAGTACAATGATGATGGATCTTTAGTTTTCGCACTCTCTAATCTAAGAAGAGCTTAATAATGGCAACTCCTACTCCAGAGTACAATTCATTTCAGCGTGGCTTAAAAAATAGTTCTTTTGTTGATAGAGAACTAAGACTCACCACAAGAGGTATCATTGGCGGTCTTGGCTCTATTGCCAATGACTTCGGCATGAATAGACGTATAACTGGATATGGAGCAGGTGGTAAGCCAGTTTATGGAGTAGATAGCTTTTTTGGTAGCGTAACCAGAGGTGGCAATGGATATATTCACCCTCTTCTTGATTCTCCAGGAAAAGTTAAGTTTGGTGTTTCTGCTACATTAGAAGAAGCAACTGCTAAATGGGGTCAGCACATTAGAGATACTGCAAAGAATGAAACTGGTTTTATGAAGTTGTTAACTGGTACTAGAGCTAAGCTTTATGAGGGTATCGGTGGCGGTGACAAAGGTAAGTTAAATCAATTCCTTGCAAGAGCTGGTGGTGCTGGTACATTGATTGCTCCTACCTTAACCGGAGTCGGAGCTATGATGGACTTCAGAGAAGGGTACAGAGATGGAGGAGTGATAGGTGGAGCCGTAGGTGCAGCAACAGGCTATGCTAAGATGGCGATCACTAATAAGATTATTGCTGGCGCTTTAACTAATCCAGTTGCTGGCTTAGTCGGAGCCGCTGCTCTTGCAGGCACAATGTATAGTGCTTATAAAATCTTTGATGTTAGAAATCAAGGAAACAACTATTTAAAAATGGGAAGAATGCAAGGTCTTTCATGGAGCAGAGGTGCTACTCCTGGTATGGATAGCCAGCAGTCAAACACTATAAGACAACGTAGCCTAATGGCAATGCAGAACTCTAGATTCAATGCTATGAAGGCTATGGGCAGTGAAAGCTATATGATGAGTGCACCCAGATCTAGGTATTCAAACTCAACTGCTCTTGTAGGTCAGGCTCCAATGCTATCTTATTAAAGAGAATAACTTTAAATAATAAGATAACCATGGCAAATAAAATATTAACTATAGAAGATCTATACAAGAAAGTAGATACTGAAAGTATAGATGTTTCTTATGTTGACTACTGGACTCGTATAGATACTAGTCTTGTGCAGCATTATATAGATGCGTATGGCTTAAGAACCAAGACAAAAACAGGAGCAGCTTGTGTTGTAGGCTGTCAAAACTGTCAGGTCTCTCATATTGAGAAATATAAGAAAGACTATCCTACTCATCCTGTAGAAAGCAAAAGAAAAGTAAAAGCAGATCCTAAGTCTTTTCCTACCCATGCATTTCAGATTAGTTGCCCATTAATTCCTAAGGATTACCTAGAGCAATACTCTGACTTTGCCAATGAACTTTCAGATGAAGAGAAAGATGCGCTAATCATTAATACAGATCCGGTTACATTTGCTAGCAAGATGTTCAACTGGAAGCCTAGATCACATCAAGAGATTGCTCTAAGATGTCAAAGCAAAAAGAAAGTCTTTCGCTTTGGACGTAGATCTGGAAAGTCAGATGCTCTTGCTATCGAAATCTTATTCCATGCATTTACCAGAATAAGGGAATACTTTGATGAGGATATTAAAGAGAAAGTTAATGGAATTAAGATTCTTGTTTGTTGCCCTTTTGACTCTCAAGTAACTGCTATTTTCAATAGAATACTTGAATTACTTAATAGTAATCCTAGTCTTAAAAAAGAATTTAAATACAAACAGTCACCTTATCACCAGCTTAGATTGGATAATGGTGCAATTATTTCTGGCTTTACTACAGGTAGTAATGGCGCTAGTGCTGTTCGTGGACAGGATGCTCACGTTATAGTCCTAGATGAGGTTGACTATATGACAGAGAAGGATTTCACAACGATCCTTCCTATTGCTCAGTCGCACAGTGATTGTCTAATAAGAGCCGCGTCTACTCCTAGTGGTCTTCGTAGTAAGTTCTATGAATGGTGCCAAGAGGCTACTGACTGGAAAGAATTCTATTTTCCAACAGCTGTTATTGATGAGACTCCATTCGCGCAGACAAAGATTAGTTGGAGATCGCTAAGAAACGAAATGAGACGAGAGTACACCAGTGATGGCTGGTTACAAGAAGTCATGGCTATGTTTATCAGTAATGCAGATGGTGTATTTGCTGCCCCTCTAGTCACAAGTGCTATGGAAGGTTATACATATGGGCAGATGAGAGAAGCAAAGATGAGAGGAGATCTTGCCGGATTTAGATATAGCCTTGGAGTTGACTGGAATACTAGCTTTGGTACTTGGATATGTGTGACTGGGTATCATCCTCAAGTTGGACTACAAGTAATGGAAATAATAAATGTTCCAAAGCAAAACTTTACGCAGCTACAAGGCCTCCAGAAGATAACTGAGTTATTAAGTTATTGGCAGCCTCATCATATCTATGTTGACAAAGGCCATGGTGCTACTCAGTGGGAAACACTCAAGATGTGGTCTAGCCAGCAAAAGCCTGGGTCTTACGAGTTTATGGTTCAAAGAAAAGTTAAAGCATATGACTTTGGTAGTAAAGTTCAGATAAAAGAGCCCTCGTCTGGTAGACTTATTGAGCATCCTGCTAAACCATTCCTTGTTGAGAATGCAGTCAGACGCTTTGAAGACAAGATGATTAAGTTTTCATTTGAAGATGAATTGCTTAGAAAACAACTACTTAACTACATTATTAAATCTCGTCAACCGAATGGAACTCCTGTTTTCGGACAAGATAACACAAGTATTGGTGACCATGCTCTTGATGCATTTATGCTTAGTCTTGTTGCCTTTACCATAGAAGAAGGACCGCTGGCTATCAATAGAGGTATGTCCACTGAGATTGGTATTCGTGAAACGATTGGTCATTCTATGATTGGAGAGCAGATTCAAGACTCAAGAGATAAGAGACTAACTGGATCTGACTTGCTTAGGCATATTGCAAAGGAAAGAGAAAGTGCAATTGAATCAAGACAACAAGGTGGATTCCCAGGAGAGAAAAAACCCGAACATTATAGTGATCTTGATAGAAGAGCATGGGAAAGAGATATGATTGTATCTAGAGATAACAAAGGTAATATGGGGCAAAAGATAGCTCCTAGCTTTAATTCTAGGCACAATTACCAAAGACACAGTGGAAGAATTATTAAATAAGGATTTTCAATGGCATTACATTTATATGCGATTGGCGAGGATGAGAGCTATCATCTTATTGACAACAGTACTACAAAGATTACTACGTTCCATGATACGTCAGATGGATCTTACAAGATAACCAAGTTTTATATATCTAATAGTCCAACATATTATGGCTATGAGAATATTACAGTTAGTCTTGTTATTAATGGACAAGAGAATGGGCCAGTATCTGCTAATGGAATTGTTTATCAGATTTTAGCTGTTGATAGTTTATCTGATCTCCCTGATCCGGCATCATGGGAACATATTCCTTTTAACAACACAATTGCAATTAGTAATGTGCCAGTTAATGAAGAGACGACTAGGTACTTTGCATTAAGAACTTATGTTCCTCGCGGCCATGGCGCTAACTACATAACGGAAGCATCTTTAAGAATAAATGCAACCGAAATCATAGACTAATGAAGGTACAAAAATGAAGATTGGAAAGCTTAGCAAAGAGAGAAATCTTGAAAGTTTAACTACGCGACAAGGACTAAGCCTAGAAGAAGTCTTAGCAAAAACAATAGAAGCAAATCCAGAGCTTATTCTTAATGAGAATTCTCAGATTGACCCAATAAGACTAGAAGCTCTTGTCAACTCTATAAGAGAAGAATTACTGAGAGAAGCTGTATATAACCAAATAGCTGATCAGAGAATCTACACCAACAAAGGAAGGCTGTATGATCCTGAACAGGTAGCTGCTTTGAAGCAATCTAATCGTCAATCACTTGCTGAGTTAAAAAAAGAAATCACAAATCTTAAACCAAAACTTGAGAAAGAATTAGAAAAAATAAAGTACTATGTAGAGTATGATCAAAACTCTACTTCTAATGTAGTTGTTGCTACTTATCTTTTCCCAGAACATACAAAGGGTAGACTTAACTACAGTGAAATTCGAAAGTTAAAAGAACTTAATACTAGGTTTGGATCTATCCAATCTGACAAGCAGTTGAATATCGCTAATAAGAAGCTAGATAAGAAGACTATAGACTTAGATGAGAAGTATAAGAAAGAGATTGATATGTCAGTCTACTACGAGGTATTTGTTAAAGGCGCGGAAGATCCTTTTGATTTTAGCGCAGCTGCACTTCGATCTACACTAATGAATCCAACTTCCAGGCTAGTCTGGGAGGCAATGCCAGAGAAAGCAGTAAAGCTATCTCAGCTTGGCTTTAGCTTACTAAAGGATGCAGCTAGTCTAAAGGCCGAGATATTAGAAAATGAAAAAGATATAAATGAAAGCAATATGGATCCCAATATTGCAATGATTCCTTTAGAGCTAGAAGTTAAAGGTGTTGAAGCATCTGTTGATGCATTGCAAGCTACGCTTGATGCAGTTGATACTCAGGGTAGCTATATTGATAGTTTACTTGGTGGAAAAGAACCTGTTCGTACATTAAAGGTTAGGAACAAAGATAAGAAATACCAAGTCGTAGAACTTGAAGGATGTTTTGAGTGTTTTGAAAATGCTTGGAAGTTTCTTCCTGATTTTAAGGTTAGCCTTGATATTGAATGGGATGCTGACAAGGCAATTGCTGACTTGAAAGCTTCATGGGAGGCAATAAAAGCAGCTTTGGATTTACCTTACTTATTGCAGCAAAACTTTTGTGCTTTAGTTAGATTTGGTAATCTTTGCCCTATAGAATTGGCATTTTTAATCTCAAGTATTGTTGCTCTTATTAAGTCAACATGGTCTCAGTTATTTTCTTTAAGTTGGGGATTTTTAGCTGAGGTTTTATTTGGTGGCATTTTAAAGCCGCTTCTAGATTCTCTAAAGATAGGGCTAAACTTTACTTATGGTCCTCTTGAGAATTATAAGTTATGTGTAATTAATAGCTTAATCGAAATTCAGGATATTGATCGAACTGGGGCTTGGGGTTTTAAGTCGGAAGATCTATATGCTTGGATTAATGGACAAAGTAATGACGCAATAGATGCTGTATCTTTTGATAAGAAAAATCGAATATTTAATGGTGTAATAGGTTCAGGTGGAGATGCTGTTGGTGATACTTCTGGGCAGGATAGTATTTTTGGTCCTATTGTATCTACGAATGGAGAAGTAATAGGCACAGCTAAAATAGTAAAATCTGCAGTTGATTATGGAGTCAAAAAAGCAAACGACTTGAAAATAGAGAATGAAACTGGCCAAGCATTCAAAACTGGGTTCATGGACATACTTGCTAATCCTTTCCTTTCATCAGGGCAACTTGATGTTCTCGAAGCAGTTAAAGCTATTATCAATGAATTCGCGGATTTAGCAACTGGAGATCTTGCTTGGATAAATGAGGCAATTGATGCAGTTCAAAGATATTTCAATAGTGGAGCTACTTCTAGAATTGAATTAATCCAAAAGATCTCAGCCCTTGGTACTGTACTTACACTTGCATATGGACTATTTGAAGCATTTAGTGGAAATGGTCTTGAGCCGTGTATTAAGATGAAAATGCCTGATGGTACAGAAGTTATTGGTAGTCCTTGGAGTGCCAAAGAATTAGCAGGAATGATTGATCCAGACAATATTCAGTTCTACGATGAAGTAGACTCTCCTCCAGGTCTTACTCCTGGCGCAGGATTTGATGCTATAACAAATCCAACGTTTGTCTATAACCCTCTAACAGATAGAAGATTCAATTTAACTAACTGTGATAAAGCAAGATCAACTATAATAAGCAAAGGTGAGAGTGTAGAATTCTGGAAGAGAATTGCGTTAGGAGCTAATATCGATAATGTTTAAGTTAAAAGCCCAAGTAATCAACCTGAAGAATCGTACGAATTCGCCATCTATAATTGATGATGCTGAAAGTAAGATGTCTACGCCTAATCTAGAGATTAGCAAGAACCCAGTATTTAACTATAGAACTACTCGTCCTTACTTCATGAATGACTGGCAGAAGCTAGAATATGACTTCAAGGAAATAGATAAGATTGCGACGATCGAAGCTTACTTGCAAATTAGCTTTGATAAGAAACTTGCTCTCTTTATGAAAGAGGGTTACGAGATTATAGGTAAAGATC